TAGCGTAGAAGAAGAATCTTTATTTAAAAACTACTACTCTAACTACCTAGAAAATATATTTGGGGTTAAGTCTCGAATTATTAAGGTTAAAGGAATTTTACCAATTAGCTTATTGACTAATTTAAAGGTAAACGATAGGGTTATTATTAGAGATAAGCGTTACGTGATTAACACGTTTACAACTGACTTGACAACTGGAGAAGTACAATTTGAATTACTAACAGACTTTAGAACGATATGATAAAGCAAATAATGCTTTTACTTAATGGTTTAGACCATTATGCACAAAGCGAACTTATAGAAATAGCTAAGGGCAAAAATGAATACCCTAAAACTTTTACTTCTTTGTTTAAACAAATAAAACGATTAATAGAATGGCGGAAAAGAAAATAGTAGACCTTGTAATTCGGGACAATGTACAAGAAACGGAAGGCCATTTAAAAGGATTAACCGAGCAAGTAAAGAAGTCTAAAAAAGAAGTAGAGGGCTTAGAGCAATCGTTTGAAGGCTTGAATAATGTAGCTATCGATTTAGATGCTACTTTTGAAGAAGTCTATGGCGATTTAAAACCTCTTACTGCTCGTATGGGTGAAGCTGAAGATAGGCTTTATGAATTGTCTTTAGCTGGTAAGCAAGGAACGGCAGAGTTTCAAGCCTTATTAACTACGGTAGGTAATTATCGTAAAGTTCAAATCCAAACAGACTTAGCGGTAGATTCAGCGGCTACCACAATGAGCCAAAAACTTGGAGGGTCGTTAGAGTATGTTTCTGGAGCGTTTGCTGCAACTCAAGGAGCGTTAGCAATCTTTGGGAAAGAGAATGCTGACGTAGAAAAAGCGATTCTTAAAGTACAATCTGCTTTAGCAATTACTCAAGGTTTTGCAGCGATGCGAGAAGGAGCTAATAGCGTTAAGCAATTAGGGGCAGCTATTAAAAGCCTTACTATATTCCAAACGGTTTACAACTTTGTAAATACGGCTACTACTACCGGATTAAAAGCCTTGCGTGTAGCCTTAGTATCGACTGGTATTGGAGCTATCGTTATCGGAGTGGGTTTGCTTATTGCAAACTTTGACAAGCTAAAGAAGATGGCTTTAAACCTTGTCCCGGGTTTAGAGACGGTAGGTAATACAATAGGCAATCTATACAATAGCTTTACCGATTTGATTGGAGTTTCGTCTCAAGCTGAGCGTAGACTAGAAGCGTTAAAGAAAGCGGCAGATAAGACTTTAGAAGTAAATAGGAAATTTGTTAAAGAACACGGTTCACAAATTGACGATTACACTAAGCAAAAGATAGATGCTAAAAACGAATACGCAGAAGCTTTAAAAGAAGATGGAGCTAACCAAATAGCCTTAGCAAAAGAGCTAAATAGAACACTAGCTAAGATAGATAAAGAAAGAGCTGACGCTGACAATGCAAAAGCAAAAGAGAAAAAGGATAAGCAAGACGAAAAAGACAAAGAAGCAAAAGAAAAATTAGACGCTTATAACAAATCTATTAAAGACGCAATTAAAGCGTATAATAATGAGATTGAAGATATACAAGCGGATACTGACCAAAAACAATTAGACCTTTGGAAAAAGCGTCAAATAGAAGAAATAAATCTATTAGCTAAAAATAAAAAAGATAAGGATGCTTTATTATTAGCCTTAGAAGCAGATTATCTTTTAAAGTATAATAATCTAACAATTAAAGCTAGAACAGAAGGAGAAGCAGCTCGTGAAGAATACGAAGCTAAATTAAAAGATAAAGCTCAAGCCGATAAAGAAAAAACAGAAAAAGCAAGACAAGAGGGGGAAGATTCTAGAATTGAATACGAGAAAAAACAACTTGCAGACTCTCAAGCTATTTTAGATGCTAGATTAGCAGCACAATTAAATTTTGTAGGAGCGGTTCAAGGGGCAGTTAATGCTTTAGGGGGATTATTTGAACAAGGCACAGAAGCTGCTAAAGCTGCTGCTCTTGCAGATATTGCAATAGGTACGGCGGTTGGATTTATTCAAGGTTTAGATATTGCTCAAAAAGCGGCTAAAGCAACCGGGCCAGCGGCTGCGTTTGCATTCCCAATATTTTACGCATCTCAAATTGGAGCCGTATTAAGTGCAGCGGGTAGAGCGAAAGCAGTTTTACAAAGTGGTAATAGTTCTTCTAGTGGTGGTGGTTCTTCATCTGGTACACAAGCTCCTCAAGCTCCTAGATTTAACGTAGTAGGGGCAAGTCCTGCAAGTGCTAACCAAATTGCACAAACAATCGGAGGAGAACAAGCACCAGTTAAAGCGTATGTAGTAGCAAGTGACGTAACAACTCAGCAAGCTCTTAATAGAAATATAGTTACCTCGGCTAGCCTTGGGTAATTTGAAAATGTAACAAAAAAAACTTTAATCGTTTATAGGATATGCGAATCGTAGAATTAGTAATAGAAAAGGATTTAGACGGAATCGAAGCCGTAAGTCTGGTAGATGCACCGGCAATCGAAGAGAATTTTATCGCTCTTAACAAAGAGTATAGAATGGACTTAGCCGAAGTAGATTCAGATAAGCGTATTCTTATGGGTGCCGCTTTAGTTCCTAACAAACAAATCTATCGCAGAAATGGTAAGGACGAGTTTTACGTGTTCTTTAGCGAAGCAACGGTAAAGCAAGCGAGCGAGTTATTTTTAAAGAATGGCAATCAATCTAACGCAACTCTTGAGCATAAGAATAAATTCGAAGGTGCAACGGTTGTAGAATCTTGGATTATAGATAACCCAGAGATGGACAAGTCTAAGGCTTATGGATTTGATTTACCCAAAGGTACTTGGATGATTTCTATGAAGATAGAAGACGAGAAAGTTTGGAAAGAAGTTAAAGAGGGTAAATACAAAGGTTTCTCTATCGAGGGATATTTTGCGGATAAGCTAGAAATGGCAATAGCTAACAAAGAGGTAGAACTAGAATCTTACGCAGACTATGGAGACGCAATTAAGAACAATGCTAAACGAGGTATTGAGCTAAACGAAGCTAATGGTAATAAGTGTGCAACGCAAACGGGTAAAGTAAGAGCTCAGCAATTAGCAAACGGAGAAGCTATTAGTGTAGAAACTATTAAGCGAATGTACTCTTACTTGTCAAGAGCAGAAACGTATTATGATAACGCAGACTCTCAAAACGATTGCGGATATATAAGCTACTTATTATGGGGTGGTAAAAGTGCTTTAAGCTGGTCACGTAATAAGCTAAAAGAGTTAGACCTTTTAAGTTTAGAAGAAGAAAAAATTATTAATCAAATTATACAAATTATAAAAGATGGCAAATAAAAAAACAAGCCCACAGGATTCTAAAAGAGCTTGTCTTTGCGAAGACGGAACTTACTCTAAAGAATGTTGCAAAGGCGAAGAAATTAATCAGGGAATTGGAGCCACCGAAGGGCAAGCTACCTCGATTATTATTAATACGAATGAAGCAAGAGTTATTATAAGAGAAAATTAAACAAATAAATAAATATGGAATACAAGAACAAGTTAAACAAGATTAAAGCTGTTCTTTCTATGGATGTTAAATTAGCTCAAATGAAGTTAGAAGACGGAATTACCGTTATCGAAGCTGAAGAGTTTGAGCCAGATTACTCGGTAGGAATTGTAACAGAGGATGGTATTGTAGCTTTGCCAGTTGGCGAGTACAAGTTAGAGGACGGTATGATTTTAGTAGTAGCCGTAGAAGGTATTATTGCTGAAATTAAAGAAGCGGAAGCTGAAGCTCCAGAAGTGGAAGTAGAAGTAGAAGTAGCACCGGAAGATGTTGTTGAGCCAGAGTTAGCTCAAGAAGCTCCTAAAGCTAAGCGTATTGTAGAATCAGTATCTAAGGAAACTTTCTTTGCTGAGATTGAGAAATTACGCTCTGAGTTTTCTTTGATTAAGCAAGAGAACGAGGCATTAAAAGCGGAGAACGAATCTCTTAAAGTAGAGATGGCTTCAAACGAGGCAGGTGCTGAGCCTTTAGCTCACAATCCAGAGGCGGGAATCGCTCCAAAACAATTTAGAATTAGTAAAAACAAAACTGCTTCCATTGAGGATTCAGTATTTAGCAAAATCTTTTCAAAATAATTAACAAACAAATTTAAAAAATGGCTACTACAACTAGTATTACAACAACTTATGCTGGCGAGTTTAAAAACCAAATTATCTCGGCTGCTTTATTATCTTCTCCTACTATCGATGCGGGTGGTATCACGGTTAAGCCGGGTATCAAGTACAAAGAAGTGGTTAAGAAATTATCTACAGATGCAATCTTAAAAGATGCTTCTTGTGATTTTACGGCTACGTCTACGGTTACTTTAACTGAGCGTATCTTACAACCAGAAGAATTCCAAGTTAACTTACAATTATGTAAGAAAGACTTTCACTCAGATTGGTTGTCAGCTCAACAAGGTTACTCAGCATTTGACGTATTACCTTCTTCTTTCGCTGACTTCTTAGTAGCTCACGTAGCGGCTAAAGTTGCAGCTAAGAACGAGACTAACATCTGGACTGGTGTAACTGCTAACGCAGGCGAGTTTAACGGATTCTCTACATTATTAGCGGCAGATGCTGCTTTACCAGCTGCTCAAGAGGTTGCAGGTACAACGGTTACTGCTTCTAACGTAGTAGCTGAATTAGGTAAAATCGTAGATGCTATCC